CCTCCTTTGATGAGGTGAGGGGGGTTATTTATTTATACACGCGACGTCCCTACAACTAACGTGTTCCCGACACCACTCGGGCGCAGCTTCCGGGTGAGCCCAGCTGCGGGTTGGTCTCTCAAGATCTGGATCCAACCTAGATGTGCGGAATGCGTATTCCCCGTAGAAATGAGTCCACTGGGGTGACATATGCATGTCAATGTACGGGCAATCCAATTGCACAATCTCTCGAATTGAGTACAAATACTCCTCAATTCGGATCTGATGGTCATAAGGTATCCCATAGAGGTGCTCGACTAGGTGCCGGGAGTTGTTTCCAACCTCGACAACTTCGAACCCCTGAGCGTAACCCTGAGCGGCTTCGATCAACCACTCACGCTCCCATCCGGTCATGACCTTCATCAAAGTACCGAACGCCCTTTTGAAGTCCTGAGTTTTGGACACCTCCTGGGTGGCCCTAAGGCCAGCCGCAGCAAGCGCCCCAACAATGGGACAACCGGGATACTGATATGCTAGAGACATCGCCTTCGCGCGGAGCAGAGCTTTCTTAACCATAGGTTTGGCTCTCGTATACTCACGCGATGACCACCCGAATGTCGCTAGGACCTTTCGGGGATCGGTCAAGTTTCGGCAGTCGTCTTCATCAAAGACAATACCACAGAAACTGGCGGTGGACAACTTTTGGTGTATGTCCAACTTGATGACTAAGCCCAATTCAGCGAAGTCCTCAATTGTGGGGGGAGTTCCCCGGACGGTAAAGAGACCATCATCTCCTTCAACCACCCCTCGTACATCCTTGCAGCCTTTTCTCTCACAGGTGAAAAGCATGAACATCAGGTTCGAAAACCCGTTGCCCAAGGAAGTGCACATCTCTCCAGACATCCTAGTGGCCAGAATCTTAACCAAGAGTGTCTTAAATTGGCATAAATTTTCTCCCATCAAGACCTCATTAACGAGGCGCAGGAACCACCTGCTTGATGGGAGTTTAGACGTCATGTAAGTGTATAGCTCCACTTCACATGCGGACATCAATTCAGTAACAAAGAGCCCTTCGAAACTTGTGTAGTCAGTTGCGAAGTACTGTGCTCCTACCGTCTCCAGCATATCTTTAATGTATTGAGGCCTGTCAGCCACTGGAATCTTCTTGATG